ATGTCCCTCTGCCTTCTAAGCAGAGGGCTGCAAAATTGTGGCTTGTCCAAACGCGGATCCTGCTTTCAGCTGTTAAAAGTGATGATTGCATTGCTCTTTGATTCGGCCTTATTGCAATCAACCTGTTCAACCTCTCAGCCAAAGCAGCAAAAAAGCCTTTGGAGACAGTTGCCTCCGTCTTTTGACCGGGTAGCCGAACGCTCGATCTCTCAAGCCACCACTTTGCGTCGCTGCAACAATCCTTCGAGTGAGGTTGGCGACGGGCGGTATCTGCTGCAGGCGGAGGACGCTTCGAAAAAGCATCCGTTATCATCCTTAAACTCACCCGATCATCCTTTTCGTTCAGCCCATACTCTTCCAGCCGATCGTCTGTGTCTGGTTTGCGGCGCTCATTGCTCCGCGTCATGTGCTGTTTGCGACCAAGATTTCTGCAGTACTCATCTTTACGCATGTGTTGAGTGTGATAACCAATATTGCAGCCGCTGCCTTGACGACCACCGCGCCGACGGTCACTGGACCGATTCCGATACTGCTGCCGAACTGAATCGCGGTTTGGGAGATAAGTCTGCCTCCGGCGCCTTTCGTGTTGGAAACATGGATTTGTCTCTACTCCCAATTGGACGCAATGCTCTTGCAGTGATCAACCCGCGTGTCAGCCTTGCTCCAGCGCTATCCCAAGTAGCGGGTCACATTCAGCGGTCTTGGAGCTTGCAACGCAACGCTCTAAGTGCTGTCGCTTCGCTGATCGCTTATCTATTGCGCACCTTTCGCCGGGGTCTGTCATCGTCTGCGGATCGCACAGTTGTGAAGTTGCTCTCGCAATCAGAAATTTCCCTGGAGGTCTCACTGTGACCAAACCGCGCAACCCTCACCTGGTTACCACAGTGAAGTGTGCCGCGCCCGGATGCACCAATGTCCGCCGCCAGGCGAATCACTGGTTTGTCGTCACTGTGGAGCAGCGTTTTACTTGCCGTCCGTATTCGGCCACCACTGACTTGCGCCCCATGGATGAACCGGCATGCGGCCAGGCATGTGCTCAAAAACTGTTTGAAAGATATCTCGCAAAGCAGGCCTTATGACAACACAGCTCAATCAAACACAAATCGTTTCAGCCATACAAGAGAAGAACAAAATGCACTTCGATCATGAATTGCCATCAGCTTCCATGCAGTCTTCCTCACCGCGCTCTGCAATATCCGATGGTCTCAGCCAATCTGCTTCTCAACAATTTTCAGCCGGCAAGCACGCGTTGCGTCCATGTATCTATATTGCTCTCCGATGCTCACGCTGCGGCCCTGTCCGTCAGGCACTGCCAGAACTGCCAACACAAGATGTAATCGCTTGCCCAGAATGTAGCCGCGAGTGCGGCTTCGTCCTGCTCGGCTCCGGACTCACATCAAGAAATCTTCCGTTTCATCAGATTCACACCATTGAGCCCACGCGCTGGGACCCGCAGGTCGATGGTGAAACCAATAGCTCCTGAAGAATGTCGCAAAGCAAATGATTCAGGTGCGACGCCGCGCGACTTTCGGCGCCGAAGGCAATGTGCCAGCCCGCAGTCGTCGCACCAACCAAGGTAGCAAGTTTTCTCAAGGTTTGAGGGGGAATACCAGTGTCGCAGCTTCTTGTACCCGTTTATCGAATGCACCAACCCGCGTTTGTTTCTCCCTGCATTCTTGGGGATCCGTGCCACACCTGTGCGGTTCATGCGTATTGTCTTGCTCATCCCTGCAAAGACTGCCGCCAGGGCAAGACGGTGCATTGCGAGCGTGCTTATCCGGCGCCGCCCGCTTTTGCCGTGCGTGTCCTTTCTGCCATCAGGCTCGTCACAGACGGAATGGCTGAGTTCATTCATCAGAACAATGCCTTGCGGCTGACCTTTGCCAAGATTACTTATTTGCGCGATACCAGCTGCAACATCAATGGCACCGCCATCTGGGAGTATGCGGCGGGCTCAGATCGCGTCAAGGCTGCTCTTTACGTTGGATGGCGGAAGAATTTGGCAACCATTACGTCTATCGACGATGAAACCTTAGCTGATTTGGAAATGGAAGATGAAGCTGACATGCCGGGCGAAGCATTCAAACATCGGCAAATGTATTCCGCAAAAATTGAGGCATAAACCCCATGGCTGCAACCGGCAAACGCCAGAGTATGAAACGCCCCAAAAAAGAAGGCGGTTCCAATCGCACGCCTCAATTGCAGGCAAAGGCGAATTCCGGATCGGCCTCAAGCAACCCACCTGATCATAAGACTGCTAATTCGGCCGCATCGGCAAACAATCCCAAAGTCCTCAAGCTCTCTCTCAAAGACTTTGTTGAACAGGCATGGGGCATCCTTGAGCCTGTCAGTACTCTCGTCTGGAGTTGGCATCTTGATCTCATCTGTGAATACCTCACGCTGATCAGGGATGAGAAGTTCAAAGATGTTTGCGGCGATCTTGAAGGTATCATCTTCAATGTTCCTCCCCGGACAATGAAGAGCCTGCTGATCTCTGTCTTTTTTCCCATTTGGGTTTGGACCACCAGGCCATCCTGCCGGTTTATGTTCGTTTCATACTCTGAGAAGCTCAGCACGCACCACAGCGTTTTTCGTCGCAGCATCATTGAGTCAGAGTGGTACCAGAAACGGTGGGGCAAGATTTTCTCGCTGTCGCATGACCAGAACGTCAAAAGTCACTATGGAAATTCCGCTCGCGGCACCATGTTCTCCACCGGCATGCAGGCCACAGCCACGGGCATGGGTGGTGACGTTTTGATCTTTGACGATCCTCTCAACCCGGAGCAGGCCATCAGCCAGGTGGAAAGGGAAGCCGTGAACCTGCGATTTGATACAACTTTTCGCAGCCGTATCAATGATCCTGCAACCGGAGTAAAGATCATTATTATGCAGCGCCTGCATGAGCTTGATCTCACTGGACACGTCCTGGCTCGTGAAAGTAGTCGATGGAAGCATGTCAGTCTGCCGGCGGTTGCTCCAAAAGATGAAGCTTGGGAATTTCCGCGGTCTAAGAAAATTGAAAATCAAAAATCCGGCGACTTGCTCTGGCCCGCGCGTCTGCCGCAATCTTTTCTGGATAGCCAGCGCGTCGGCATGGGGAACTGGGCGTTCAACGGACAATACCAGCAAACGCCCGCCCCGCTCGATGGCGGCATCATCAAGCGCCAATGGGTGCGTTTTTATCGCCAGCTGCCGGAGAAATTTGAGTTCATGGTCCAATCCTGGGACTGTACCTTCAGCGGCGGCAGTGATAATGACTTCGTTGCGGGGCAAGTTTGGGGGCGCTCCGGCGGAAAATATTTCATGCTGCCGTACCGCACGTATGACCGGCTTGATTTCGGCCCCACCATGGCCGCTATCAAGGCCTGCCATGCTAAGTTCCCCCAGGCCCATGCCGTGCTGATTGAAGATAAGGCCAACGGCCCGGCCATCATCAGTGAATTGCAGAAAGAAATTCCTGGCGTCGTACCCGTAAATCCTGAAGGCGGCAAGCTCGCTCGCGCTCAGGCCACCGCGCCTCTCTGGGAAGCAGGCAGCATTGAACTTCCTGATCCGCAGGTTTTCGGCTGTGCTTGGATTGAAGACTATCTGCACAATATATGTACGTTTCCCAAGGCCGCGCACGATGATGACGTCGATGCTACTTCGCAGGCTCTCATCTATATGCGCAACCGCCTCGGCGGCGGCATTGTCGAGTTCTATCGCCAGCAGGCAACCGGAGAGCTTGCGCTCGGACAAACCATCAAGCCGTTTGAACTCGGGTCAAAAAGTGGTCGTGGACCGCAGGCGCCCCCGCCTGCGGGTAAACACATTTCATCTCACAATTCTGTATTGGCCCGCAATGTACTGGCTGCCGTAGCGCAGGGCAATCAGATCCAGTGCAATTTCAAACAGTACCCAGAAGTCCGCGCTGCCCTGACCGACGCTGCGGTGCGATGGAGCGCATTTGCAAACGAACCTCATGCCTTATGGGCACGCAGTGAAATTAAGCGATTGGATTTGTTGTTCTTAAATCGCAATGAGCAGGAGGCAATTTCTAGAACGACGGCCCAAGGACACGAGGTGGCGGATCAGAAACCCGCCGTCATCCCGAGTTCCGTAGATGAGGGCGCGCTTTCTTCAGCGCCCGAATAGGAGCGAGGGACCTTGTGCTTGTTAAGCAAGCAAGCAAGCAAACAAGCAAACAAGCAAACAAGTATGTTCCCATCAATGGAGACACAAATCACGCTCCTCGGCTGAACATCCTGACCTGTTTCGCCGGATATGCGCACAGCTCCTTCACCGGACACTCATAACATTGCGGTGATTTATCCCGGCAAATTTCTTTTCCATGTTGCCGCAATAACATATGCGCCTGGGCGATCGCCTCCGCTTTACGCGGAAGCTCCGGCTTCAATGCTTCCTGCACAGATCAGTAGGCAGCGCCATAATTTTTCTGCCACCGCCCATAGCCGACGCGTGTCAGGACTCGCAAGCCGTTCCACTCCAGCGGTAGTCCGGGCGATGCTCCGCAGAACATCAGGATCTTTTCCGCGCCCGGATCGCCGATGTTAGGAAACTGCTTCAACGCTTTCTTGGCCTGCGCATAGGGCAGCTTGACTATCTGATCCAGGTCGTCACCAAACTGGCTCATGGTGATTCGTGCAATCTCCTGCCAGCGGAAAACCCGCACCTTGGGACGCATGCCGCCCATTGTGGCCAGCGCCAGCAGGGAATCAGGATCAGCCGTGAGGATTGCTTTTGCATTCAACCCGATCTGTTTTCTCAAGCCCTCGAACACAGTGGCACGGCGATCATCGGGCAGTAGGTAGCAGGCGTTCTCCCACATCACCAGCTCAAACGGTCTCTTCGCTGGCGGCATCGTGGGTGCGCCGTAAGCACGTTTTAGAGCAGCAATAATTTTCTTCAGCTCAGCCATTGTGCCGAAGAGCATAACCCGGAAACGGGGGCACCGTAACCACTGATCGTTCTAGCCGAAAGCTACAAAAAGGAGTTATATGAGTGACGACGAATTCCTCGCATGTCTCGCCGCTTACCTAGGTCGGTCCACTGACGGTATCGAGCCCGAAACTCCCATTTTCACGAATGACGATGGCTCCATTAACCGCGAAAAAACTCTCGCCCTGCCTTGCTACTGGAACTTCAAGCTTTAGAACAGGCTCGGCCTTGCAGAACTCCCCAGCAATGAGGTATTTACGTTCACGATCGTGTGTGTGCCTTCGTGTCCACCAAATGCAAACAGCAGATATACCATCGGAAAGCCCCCGGCGCGCAGGTTTATGCCGGCAGCATAGCTGTGTCTCCACGGATTGCTGCCCAGGTCCCCGCGCAGCAGAGCTACCTTGCCCTGATCGGCACGCAGCGTGACCCCCAGAGGCCAGTTGCCAATCGAATGATCGATCCATTCTTGCAGCAGCAGCACATTCGGTGCACGGAAACGATAGTCCTGGTAACTGGGTACCGCGGGGTTGCCGTTGATGTCGGCTCCGCCCAGCGTTGGCTGAAAATAAAACGGCACCACGTTCGTGCCTGGCACAAAGGAAAGGGAAGTGGCCGCCCTCACCCCCAGCGTGCCCTGCATGCTTCGGCTCGTGGCATGTTGACAGGTTGAGTGAGCGTCCGTGGGATCAATACGGCAATCGTTCGGATCATTCGTATCTCTCGCCACATAGACATTGCGGTGATAAAACGAGATCTCCTGGCGAAGGTCAAATGTCAGCCGCTGAAATGAAAAACCTGAACCATCCGTATCGATGAACGGCTGGTACATTGCGCTGTAATCGAAGTGCAGAAGATTATTCGTAGCGGAAGGGCGCATCCTCAGGCCCATGCCCGGTTGAAAAAAGAATGGCTGGTGCGCAAGTCCCGGTGCGGTCGCTGGCGTGTACACAGCCTCAATGGAAGGCGACGGCTGGCCTGTGCTTCGCCGAATGTCCGGCAGGCGTCCGTTGAGTTCAGCAAAAAAACTCATATTGAGCTTTTGATAAACGGGCCGGATCATGTTGCCGCCGATGATGTGCTCCGTCATCCCAAAGAAGGTCCGTCCGGCCGTTGTCGTCGTTGGGCCTTCGCCAAAGAATGTTAGCTTGTTGAGCGAAATGGATTGGGCATAAAGGTTATAAACCGGCCGCCCGACATAAGGCTGGATATCGTCCGGGTTCACGCCGGCCGTTCCCATCTGCACGTCTGACGGTTGAATGCGGGTGTCCACAAATTTCAGGTAAAAGCCCGCGCGCCATGACGCGTTGCTCGAGCCAATCGCGTCCGCGCTCCAAGAGGTGCTCCAGTTGTCTGTGTCTTTGTGTCCCACATATGCCAGCCCGGCGCCAAAACCGTTTTGCGGCGCAATGCTTCCCACCGCAATGTGCAGTGGCTGCCCAGTAAACAGCACCTCTGCGCAGCCAACAATGTGCTTGGGACAGTTCAGCTTGAGCTTACCCAGCTCTGTCGCCGGCTCCTGCTTCTTTTCGTTCTCTACGCCGGAATTTGGGGTCGGACTGGGACTGGCAGAGGGCTGTTGTGCCCAAACGCTTCCAGCGAGCAACATGAACGCGAAAACAAATCGTCGCACTTACTTTCTCCTTGCTTTGCGTGACGTACGCTTGTTTTGAGTTGATTTCTTTTTTGATTTGCTGGCAGTTTTTTTGCCGGCAGCTTTCTTTTTGGACTGCTTCTTTGTCCGAGATTTCTTTGCCGCTTTCTTGCCGTATTTATGCAGCAGCGCCGTCACTCTTTGTATGTACTCGCTCGCTTGGCGCTCCGTGTGTAGCATATTAATGTTTATGTTCGTCCGCTGTTTTTGCGGAACCATCAAATTCTCCGCATGGTGCAGGTGCAGCAACTGCGTGCGGATTAGACTCGAGATCGGCCGGTCCGGGTTATAAGCATCTTTTACATCGAACTCAATAATGTCGACTACAGGTGCATCTTTGATCGCCATATCTCAGCCTTTCATTGCCTTCGGGAAGAATACGCATTCGTTGTCCGGACGCAGTTTGTCGCCCAGCCAGTCCAGGAACGTCTCTGCCTGCTGCTCTCGCGGCGTGCCCATATCATTGCCGTTAAGGAAATGTTTGCGCACCGTCGCCGGGATTGACGCATGCTCAAAAATCCTCTGATTCGCGGGATCTTCCGGCCCGGGAATAACCGTTCTGCGCGGAATGTAGGGTGAAACCAGCACGGCCGGCACGCGAATGCCCAGACGGTCGAAGTCGAAAGTAAGGCCGGGCACTCCGGTGGCTGCTTCGGGGGCATGGAAGCCGTCAGGTGTGCAACTCGGCGGCACCACGTGGTCATACAGTCCGCCGTGCTCGTCATAAACAATCAGTAGCGCGGTGCTCTGCCATAGCTTCGGATTTATTCGAATGCAGTCGTAAACTTTTCCGATGAAATTGTCTCCCGCCAGAACGTGATGGTCCGGATGCTGGTCCGTCGCCAGCAACTGTGTGCCGTCCAGTGCCGGATGGTCAGAGTAGTTTGGCTCCACGAAGCTGTATTGCGGCAGGTTGCCGGACTTGCAATCGGCAACAAAGTCGCTGAACACGCCAAAGAAACTCTGGTCTTTGATCAGGTTAACGATCTCCATCGTCGAACTCGGCAGATCGTAGTAATAAAGTTTTGCGCTGTGCCCTCCCGCCGCCAGCCTCTCGTAGATCGTCGGGATCTTCGCCCGGTCAGCATCGCTGACCAGGAACATATTCATGTCCACGTTCCCAAATGATGTCCCATAGTGAGCAAACGCGCGATTGCAAATCGTCGGCCCCGGAATTGACGAGAACCATCCGTTGAACACTGCGTACTCGGTTGCCAGCGTGGTTAAAACCGGAATTTTCTCCGGTGAAAAATACTTCATGATCGCATGCGAATCGTTGACGCTCGTGCCCTGCGTGCCATAGCTCTTCACAAAGCCTTGCATGTTGGCTGCGCGCCCTGTAGAGAACGGCACGCCACCGTAAATCTGCACGTCCACGCCTGGGAAATGATGGTCCGGATCATGGCTCAGCTGCCCGCGATAGTCCGCCGTCGCCGACACCTGCACCATATTCCCGGCGCTATCCGGATTCGTCTCATTCCCGGTCAGCCCGTTGATCTTGGGAAATTTTTTGCTCAGCCCACCCAGCATGTGGTCGAAGGAGCGGTTTTCCATCATCAGCACAACAATATGTTCCAGGTTGTCCAGTCCTTGTGACATGCAGACATCTCGCTTTCATCGAAAACGTTTCACGGCGTACCGATAATATAAATGGCAGCTTCTTTGTTTAGTGGCACAAAGGGGCGAATCGTTTCACGCATTCCATTTTCCAGCGCATGAAAGGCACGAATGGTTCAATTTGGTAACTGAAACGTACCACTCTCGGTCTTTTCAATTTCGCCGGCTTCCGCCATGCGGCGCAAAACTGTATGAATGGACGACAACAGATTCACCTGTCCCACGCCGATTCCCATCTTCACCAGGTCGTCTCGGACATCGGTTGGGCTTAGCGGTGTCTGGTGTATGCGGAACAGCCGCCGGATGGCGTCAGTAAATCCCGGCTTGGCATCAATGGCAAAGCCCTCGACCAGGAGCAGCTTGTCGATCTCCTCGGGGGCGGCGCCGCACAGCTCGCCCAGGGCCTTGACCGTCTGTTTGAGTTTGCGGATCTTCTGCTCCAGGTCGTCTCGTTTTTGCAGCTGTTGCAGCAGGTCCTGCTTCGCTGCCGCGTATGCCTGCTTGTAAGTTTCGCGCGCCATAAGTGTGTCTAAGTCTAAGTAACGTCTAAATAATTGTCAACACTTGACAATGTCCGATAATAAGCTGAAATTAGAGAAAAATCGGCAAAAATGATTTTTGCTATTGACTTCGGCAAGCGATCTGTCGTATAAGATGTCTATGCAGGGCGGAAGTTGGTTCTGCATAGCCGGGAGCGGCGCCGGCTTAATCAAACGGCCTGCACCCTTTCCAAGGCCGGCGTACCGTTTGCGTCTGCTGCGGGAACCTCATTCTGGGCTTTTGCATGTGGCGTCATCGCCTGTCTCGGCAGGGATGCGCGCTCACATCGGGAGCAGAGCACAAGCGCCCACGTGGGTTCTTACTCCATCGCAGAATGATAGGTTCCCAAAAACCGTCAAAAAGAGCCTGTAAAAAAATAAGGCAAAGTCATCGCCGTGATTGTGCGACCCAGGATTTGCAAATCAGCGGCTGAAATTAACAGCTGCAAAAGTTCAATCGCCTCCAAGTACCAAATACCAAGTACTCAATACCCATAATCTAAATCTGCCGTCTCAGGCCGCCCTGCTGTTCGCCGGTCTGCGTCCGGCGCAGAGGTGTTTCCATGGCACACGATCATAACGGACGTGTCGGTCCGCCGCGCTGCGAAGAATGTAACGCGCCTCTCAACTCTGACGAACGCCGGTCGGCTTCAGCTTTCGCGCGCTCGCTCTGTCTCGACTGCCACCGCGAACGCAACCCGTTCCCCATGATCAAGAGAAGAGGCCGTCCCCGTGCCGAGCTGCGTCTGAGCGCCTCCAAACTCTTACTCTTCGATACTGCTATCCCGAACTCCGACGTCGAGCCCTTGGTGAGACCGTAGCGGGTGAGGGATCGGCTCCGCTGCAGCATCGCGTGAGCCAGAATAGTTTTGCGCCGCAAAAAAACATCTCTAACGAAACTATGTTCCGCGCACGAGACAAGTGTCAGGGCACGAGTTTACTCGTGCCGTAACATTTCCAAAATGATTCCGGGCTTTAGCCTCTGAAAAGAATCCAGGAGATATCCGTGAACAAAAAAGCTTTTTACCTTGCTCTTCTCGCGCTGCTCTGCATCACCACACTTCTCGTCTTCTCGCAAACTTCCAGCCAGTTTCCCGAGCTGGATAAAAACGGCAGGCCACTGTTGCCGCGCCCCATGCCTCACCTGGTTTATTCCCCCACGGATCTGGCGCACAGCGGCGTTGCGATGCCTGCTTCCATCGGCGGCGCTACTCCGAGCACCAGCATCATCCGCATCGGCGACGCCACCAAGATGACCGTCTTCGCCTCCTGCACGCAGAACTTTGACCTCGTCATGAGCATCTACATTGCGGACGATCAGGGTCAGTCGAACCCGAACTTCATCCTATATAACAGTTACGTTATCGCCACCAACATGGCCTCTGGCGCGCAGCAGGCATACTTGGCCGCTGAACTTGCTCCCACCGTAACCAGTGGCACACTCGGCGCACCAGTACGTCTGCCGCAACTCGCGGTTTCTTTCTTCGAGAAAAATGACGTTGCCACCGCCGGCACCTGCACTGACCGCGTCATCATCGGCTACTAAACCCGGCTACTAAACCTGGATCGACTAGGTTGCTTCCTACGTAGAGATAAGTGTCAGGGCACGAGTTTACTCGTGCCGTAACGTCGCCCTCGTCACGATTCCTTGCTGCAGCAGGCTTGCGCGCAGCTCTCTCCATCCGAGACGCCGAGGACCTCCGCTATCCGGTGGAGAGCGAAGCGCATTAAAACATCAACCCGAAAGGAAGCGACATATGAAATGGACAGGCGAATACATTATCGATGACGCAGGCCAGTGCCGCTGGCATGAGGGCCTGCGCATTCAGGATGAGCACATGAAGTCCGCTTATCGCAAGAATTCTCTGATTGAATTCATCATTGAAACTTCCGCCGTAATGGGCGTGAAAGTGGGGATTGCCTGACTATGGCTGAAACACTCAATGGCGGAAAACTTACTGCGCTCGAGCCCGGCTTTGTGGAGCGCGTCGGGCGCAAGCTGCGCAACACGCTCGACGTCTGGTTTGGTCCTGACCTGCCCATGTCGCCCAGCGCGCCCATAGGCACTCCACCGCGGACGCTCGATTACCCCGTGGGTTACAACATCAACATTCAGCCGCGCAACATGGAGCCCATCTCTTTTGAACAGATGCGCTCGCTGGCCGATTCCTTTGATCTCGTGCGTCTCTGCATTGAGACGCGCAAAGACCAGGTCAGCCGCATGCCCTGGGCATTTCGCTTGAAGACGCCGCCGGGCGCGCCAAAGCGCGCGGCCAACACCAGCAACAGCGCCATCAGCGGTGATGACGACGAAGAGAAAGATCCTCGGCTCACGCAGCTGACAAATTTTTTCTCTTATCCCGATCGCGAGCATACCTGGCAGCAGTGGGTTCGCCTGCTGCTGGAAGACCTGCTCGTCCTCGATGCTCCGGTACTGGTTCCCATCGTTTCTCAGGAAGGTGAGTTGTGGTCTACTGGCAAAGCGCTTTATGCGTTGGAAGTGATTGATGGTTCCACCATTGCGCGCAAAATTGACATTATGGGACGCACGCCTGCATCTCCGGCAATCGCGTACCAGCAGATCCTCAAAGGCTTGCCCGCGGTCGATTTCACCGCTGATCAGCTCATCTATCGTCCGCGCAATGTGCGAGCGCACAAATTTTTCGGCTTCTCGCCGGTCGAGCAGATTATTCTCACCATCAACATCGGCCTGCGCCGCCAGATTCATCTGTTGAATTATTACACTGAAGGCAACGTGCCGGAAGCCGTGGCCCAGGTGCCTAAGGAATGGTCGGCCGACCAGATCAGCGAATTTCAGGAGTGGTTTGATAGCTCGCTGGCTGGAAACTCGGCTCGCCGTCGTCGCATCACCTTCGTTCCTGAGTGCGGCAATCTCCAGTTCACGCGCGATCCCATGCTCAAGGACGCGCTGGACGAATGGATCACCCGCATCGTCTGTTATGCCTTTGGTCTCTCACCACAGCAGTTTGTCAGCGTAATGAACCGCGCCACGGCAGAAACCAGCGTCGAGCAGGCCGCCGCGGAAGGCCTTGTTCCGATCCTCGGCTACCTCGCTGACACTATCAACTTCATCGTCACGCGTCACTTTGATTTCAACGATATCGAATTTGTCTGGGAGCAGGACCGCACCTCGAACCCGCTGGAACAGGCGAAGATCGATGACATTTACGTCCGCGCCGGAGTGCTCTCCATCGACGAAGTACGCGAAAGCCTGGGCAAGCATCCTGTCGGTATGGCCAATGCTGTGATTACCACTCGCGGCGCTTTCCCGCTCCAGATCAAGGGCGTACGTCGAGGCGCTGGATCGCCAGAAAAAGTTCAATCGAACGGTGAATCTCAACCTATCGCTGGATCTCAGCCTGTGCCCGACTCTCAACCGCTGTCATCTGAGCGGCACCGAGCGCCGTAAGGCGTGAGGTAAAGTCGAAGTTGAGCCGTCTTGCGGGCGTCTAAGCCCGAAGGCGAAATCCCGAGCGCAGCCGAGGGAGCTCCGAAGTACCCCGAGGATCCTTGTCGTAACGAGGTCGCATCACGGAGTCTCACGAGACAAGATCTACTTCGCATCACCACCAAGGCAGCCCACCGGCTGCCTTTTCCTTTGGAGCCAACATGAAATCCATGAACCTCTTCGCCCAGATAGCCAAGATCGACGAATCAAAACATGAAGTCTGGGGTGTCGCCACGGCCGAGATCGTCGATAAAGAAGGCGAAATCTTTGACTATGACTCTTCCAAACCTTATTTCAAGCGCTGGAGTGACGAAATCTCTAAAGCCACTGACGGTAAGAGCCTGGGCAACGTCCGCGAGATGCACGAGCCCAGCGCCGTGGGCAAGCTCGTCGCCATCGCCTTTGATGACGACATGAAACAGATCCGCGTCGGCGCGCGCATCGTTGACGGCGTCGCGTGGCAGAAATGCATGCTCGGCGTCTACACCGGTTTCTCGATCGGCGGCGCTTACGTAAAAGCATGGAAAGATGGAGAGTACGTCCGCTTCACTGCCAATCCCGTCGAGATAAGCGTCGTCGATAATCCCTGCGTTCCCGGCTCGCACTTTACGGCGGTCAAGACCGACGGTACCTGCGAAGTCCGCAAATTCACTCGCACTAGCGGCGGGACGAATCAAGCTCTCAAAATCGGCGCGCGCCATTCCAAAGCCACAATGGTACATCTTGACGCGATTAAAAGCTGTATGGACAAAATGGCGGAAAACCACCAAGAAGCCGCCACGCACATGGATGCGCTACTCGATACCGATGAAGCCGCTCGCTCGGCCTCGGCACACATGAAAAAAATCCCGGGCGATCCACGCTCCGGAGTAAAGACAGGAGATCAAAGCACAATGCTGGAAGCAAATGACAAAGCGCAATTGGAAAAGGCACGGGCCGGCTCCGCATCTGCGCTCGCCAAGCTGGCTGAAATGGAGCAGGAAGTGGCCGGCTTGCGCAGCGAAATGGAGAGCAATAACCAGGAGATCCAGCGTTCGCTGAGCAATCTCCTTTCACTGGTGGAAAAACTCGTCTCGCCGCATGAATCCGGGTCTCCAGTAGAGCGCGGCCGTGTGGCGCGTACCGCTGTGCCCACACAGACCGTAACTAAAGAAGATGACGCACGTCCCGCGCTGGCCAAGTCCGCCGGCGAGCCCAGCGTCCATGAGCTGCTGAAGCGCACGCTGCAGCAACCGCAGCCCGCCTCCGTATACCTGCGTTAGAGCGTCCATCGGCGAACTCTTCCGCGAAGTTTCATTCCACTTTAAAACCGCGAATCACCGGGCGGAGAAAAGGAACCAGAAAATGTTTGGCGATCTCAGTCAGCAGACGTTCGATCTGCTCAACAAGGCGGACCTGTCCTCCTTGAACAAAACCACCATCAGCCAGGCGACGATCAGCGGCGCGCCTGGCAATTTGAACGCATTTGATCTGCGCGGACCGGCGCTCCAGCTTTATCCGGTCATCACGCCGCTGCGTAACCGCTTGCCTCGGCAGGTAAGTGACCGTGGCGATCTGGCCACGCGCTGGAAGGCGATCACCGGCGTCAACACGCAGGGATTCGAACTCGGCGTTGCTCCGGGCCGTCGCTCGGCAGAAATGAGCGTCACGGAGCAGGATTACATCGCATCCTACGCGGGCCTCGGGCTTGAAGCTTCGATCGACTGGGAAGCTGTCTGGTCGGGCGGCAAAGAGTTCGATAACAAAGCCACTCTCGTCCAGTCATTGCTGCGCGCGGTGATGATCGGTGAAGAGAACGTCATTCTCAATGGCAACGCCTCGATGCCTTTGGGCACACCTACTGCGCCAACCGTTGCCCTGGCCAATGGCGGAACACTGGGCTCCGGACTGAGCCTACTTGTTTTCGTGACGGCGCTCACCGCCCGGGCACTGGCCAACGCCACCGTCTCCATCAGCGGCGTGCCCTACGGTCAGGTAACGCGCGTCAATATTGACGGTACTTCCACCCAGTACGGCGCGGGTGCCAGCGCTATCAGTTCTGCATCGTCCGCTGCCGTGACCACTGCTGGTCAGCAGACTGTTGTTGCCACTGTACCTGCCGTGAAAGGCGCGGCCGGGTATGCATGGTATATCGGCACAAGCGCGGCCACTGCGACGCTCAATACCATCACGACGGTGAACAAGGTCACTATCAGCGCTCCAGTTGCGGGCACGCAGTTGGCCAATACCGCAAACTCCAGCACAGATGGATCCGCGAATGCTCTGGTCTTCGACGGCTTTCTCACTCAAGCTTTGAAGTCCAACGCCGGCTACTTTGCCTCGCTCGACGGCAACACGCTCACCGCCGACCAGGCAAATGGCGTTCTGGAAATTGACACGGCCTTGCAGTGGTTTTGGGACAACAAACGTCTCAGTCCAACCGAAATCTGGGTCAATTCGCAGGAAGGTCGCAATATCAACAAGAAAATTGTTGCTTCCGGCGGCGTGCCTCTGTTCCGTTTCACGTTACCGGGCGGCACCGGATCAGAAGACGACAAACCGGCTCTGCTGGGCGGCGCCAGTATCGCCAAGTACTGGAACAAGTTCACGCAGCAGTTCCTCGACATCCGCATCCATCCGAATCTGGCTCCCGGAACGATCTTCTTCAACAGCTCGGAAATTCCTTACCCGCTTTCCGGCGTGGACAACGTGTCTTTTGTCCGCTGCCGCCGCGACTATTACCAGATTGAGTGGCCCGTGGTTTCTCGCCAGTATGTTTATGGCGTGTATGCCGACGAGGTGCTTGTCTGCCGCGCTCCGTTCTCGCTTGGCGTGATTGCCAACGTTGCCAACGGATAAACGATTCATCGGCGGCTTGATTGCCGCGAATCCCCGCTGATGGCTCCTCGACCAGCAGGTTTGAAGGAGAAGAAGGCAGTCTGTGGTCCCTCTCTACCCAGACTGCCTTTCCTTTTCAAGTTTCACAAAACCAGCATTTGTGCTGCGAACCTGCTTCATCTCTGGAGGACCGATGGCCGCCGCACCTGACGATCTTTGCACCGTTGCAGAACTGAAATCGTGGTTGCCCAACCAGGGCAACAACGATGATGTCACTCTGCAAAGCCTTATCACCAATGCCAGCCTGCAAGTGTTGCAGTACATCGATCGCCCGCACATTCTGTCGTCAGTGCTCGGTCCACTGACGGAAAACTATGACGGCAATGGTTCGGACCGCCTTCTTCCGCGCAATTTTCCCATTACTTCTGTCAGCAATGTCAGCATCGATGGCGTGGTGATTCCGGCAGCAACAACGCCGACAACCGCAGGCTATCTGTGGGACGGGCGGCGCATTCTGCTGCGTGGCTTTCGCTTCTGCCGCGGTGTGCAAAACGTTCAGCTTTCATATGCGGCAGGCTACCCGAGCGTGCCGCTTGATCTGAAGCAGGCAGCGATTGAGGCCTTTGCCTTGACGTATCGCCAGCGTGTCCGCATCGGTGAAAAATCCAACAGCATGAGCGGCCAGGTAAACGTGTCGTTCGATATGGGCGACATTCCGCCGCGCTCTCTGGCGATTTTCAGCCAGTATCGGAGGTTAGCGTTGTGATTAGCGTAACGATTGACGATTCTGCCGTGCAACAACTCCAGCAACGCCTTGCCGGGCTCGCCCCTCGCGTGGTGGCCCAGGTTTATGAGGCTTTGCAACCGCTCATTTATCAATCACTGCGCACGGCGGTCCCAAAGTATTTTGCGGGATCAGGAGGCAAAGGCGGGTCGAGTGACCGGCTGACTTCGCGCAGCGGCAACCTGATGAATTCGGTCCTGCAATCGATAGAGACCAAGATTGACGGCCAAAGTCTGACCGTCAGCATTGGGTCGGATTTGAAGTACGCCCGTATTCACGAATATGGCGGGTTTGCCGGACGGGCTGGACCGTTCAAGAAGAAAGAAGGCCGGCGTCCTTACATTCGTCCACGGCCCTATCTGCGTCCGGCAATCAGTGATCTTCAAAAGGCATTGCCTGCTCTGCTTGAGCAGGCGATCCAGCAAGTTCAGGTGTCAGAGTGATTTTTCCTCGTGAGCAAATTTATTCCGCGTTGTTCTCCGTGTTGCAAGGCGCGCTCCTTACGCCGGCTGGTCCGTTCAAAACGGTCAGCCGGCGCTGGCAGGACCCATCGCAGATCTCGCCCGCGGACCGTCCATCGTTGTACCAGGTGCAGAAGGATGAACTCACCAGCACCAGCGTGAATGGACTTCCCATCCACGCCAGGTTGGCGGTGGATCTTGTGTTGTACACCGCTGGAGACAGCGAACCGAATTCGATCCCTTCCACCGAACTCAATGCTCTTCTGGACGCCGTGGAAGCGGCCATTCGCAACGCGACGCCGGGGATAGCGCAGTCGCTGGGCGGCAAAGTTTCGCACTGCCGCATTGAAGGAAAGATTGAGATCGTGGAAAACGTTGTTGGCTCCATGGCGCTCGCCGTGGTGCCCATAGAAATTCTTACCACCGCTTAAGACACCACATTCAGTTCACAAACCGCAGCCGTTCCGCGGCTTCAATTTATGGGAGTGCAGGGCCGGCTCCCCAAAAGGAGAAAGAAAAAATGTTTGAATTTGGCGCAGGTACCTTGTGGGGCTTTCCCGTCGGCGGCAACACCGCCGCGAACCCCACTCCCATGAAATTCGGAACGCTGCAGGACGTCTCGCTGGATATTTCAGGCGACGTGAAGCAGCTTTACGGGCAGAAACAGTTTCCTGAGGCTGTGGCCCGCGGAAAATGCAAGATCACCGGCAAGTCCAAGTTTGCCGCCATTAACGGCAAAATGCTGAACGACCTGTTCTTCGGTCAGACGATGCCCGCCGGCATGAAACAGGTGGCCCTTGATGAATCTCATGCCATCCCCGCTACACCTTTCCAGGTGACGATTACCCCGCCAAACTCCGGCGTGTTTGTGCAGGATTGGGGAGTGCGTTACGCGGCCACCGGGCTCCCATTTACCCGCGTTGCCTCCGCGCCTGTATTGGGACAGTACTCCGTTACTGCGGGCGGGGTTTACACGTTTGCCTCGGCGGATAACGTGGCTGGCGCCGTGGCCCTTATGAGTTACACCTACTCCCTTGCGGCTGTCGGATCACAGCTCAATATCACCAATCAACTCATGGGCTTCGCGCCGACCATCCAGGTGCTATTGGAAAACGTGTACAACGGCAACCAATTCAACGTGCTGCTGTACTCGGTGGTGGCCTCAAAGCTCACGTTTGCGACCAAGCAGGAAGACTTCATCATTCCCGAGTTTGACTTTGAGGCCTTCGCCAATGCCGCCGGTCAAGTGATCGACATGTACTCCAACGAATAGCTCTCTCCAAGTGCGGGCCGGCTCCTTGCCGCGCCCGCTTTTTTATACAACGGCTTTGCCAATTTCTATTAGGAGGAAAATCATGCTTAAGCAGCAAACTGTCCCCACATCACTGGGACAACTTACGGTCTCATCTCTTACGCTCGGTGAATTGCGCGAGTTGGACTCGCTGTTCCAGGAAAAACCTTCCGCAGAAAATTCCGGGCTGGCTTCATTGCTCCGATATTTGCCCGTGATCCAGAATGCGGTAAGAAAAGTGCATCAGGACCTCACCACGGACCAGCTTGAAAACGGCCTTACCTTCGACGATTTCAATGTTCTTTTCAACACCATGCTTGAAGTGTCCGGGCTTAAGAAGGCGGCCGCGGGGGAACCGACTCCGGTACCGGTATAGCCGACTGGCCGTTTGTGTTTGGCCATGTCGCCACCGCTACCGGATGGACGTTCCCCGAGATCGACAAGCTTACCTTGTGGGAATTGAACGATCTCATGGCGTACTGGAAAGATTATCCGCCGACTCATGTGCTCGTGGCCGCTTATCTGATGGGCGGTACAAAAAAACCTGCAGGCAAAACTCGCCACCAACTCCAGAGCAATTTTGGTGAACTGACGCAGGCGGTGTTGTTTGCTGGAGGAAGCACAAGTAAAAAGCTTCCCCAGTTCTATAAGACATAACTTTATAAAGCGTTGCGTGCCGATATTGAAGCGCAAAACTTTAAATGTTACGGTTGTTCCAGATCATTCACTTTTTGCTTTGCAAATGCGGAAATGTCCACTAGTATCTCGCTTCCAAAGGAGATTAACTCATGCGCCAGGCAGGCATTACGACTGGAACCAGTCTTAAATGGAGTGCGGGAGGAAAGAGAACCGGGCTCCCGCGTTTGTTCATCATCACACTTCTTGTCTTCGCGGTAGGATTCTCGAATGAAAAGGACACGAAGGCGATAACGGATGCGCTGAATCTATCGATGAGCAAGGACTCGATCAAGCTTGTTTATATGATCGGCCGAGTTAATGGAAAATGCGGCAGTTTCACAACACTCGAACCTATTCCTGCGCAGATCGACTTTATCGCGGCACAAAAGGCTGGTTTAGTGACCATAGCGCCGGACGGCCCTGACTTTTGGGAGGTTGAGCTGGCAAATGCAAAGCCACAGGTACTGGAGAACTTGAAGAAGGCCAAATATAACGAGAAGGATGCGTGCCGATCTCTTACTATGTTCGATACTGTCGCGACAAAATCCGTTGTGGAGATCAAAAACATCTATGAAGTCACCAGTCAAAAATCTGAAATTGAGTTTACCTGGAAATGGGTGCTGGCTCCCACCGGCGTCAAACTAATCGATAATCTTTCACAGAAAGAGTTATCACAGCTCAATAATAATTTGAGAAATCCAGCCCTGCTGATGAAACACGATGAGACCTTTAACTTAATGGATATAAGGCAAAGCACCACGCCCCACCCCGAGAAAAAGATGTTGAAGATATCCGGCGACGGCTGGGTGCTGGATCAGTAGTCATTCGGATTCGAGCTTTACGAAAGCAGCCTGCGAGCTGCTTTTTTATTGCTCCAAAATTGTTATCGAGGAAAGCTCCATGCCAGACTTTCCCATCAATACCGGTGACACCGGCGAAATCACAAAAGCTCGGTCGTGGTAGTGAGCGATCTCGAAGCTGCTTTTCTTTAGATTTTAACGTGCATTATCAAGAAACACGGAGAGTCACCACAATGGCTGACAATGAAGTTTCCATAAAATTCACGGGCGACGCAAGTGGCGCTGAAGATGCCGCCACGACGACAAAGGAACACGTAGACAAAGCGACTGATTCTCTAAAAATACTGGAAGACCTCCTCGGCGCTAAGATTCCTGAATCGGTCACGAAAATGCTTGCCGCAAGCAAGTTGATCGGCCCGGCTCTAACTGCCGCGTTCGAACCCTTGGCCATCATTTCTCTCGGCGTTGCTTTGGTCGACGCTACGGATAAGATTTCAAAATTTGTCGGTGATGTCCTGACCGGCGCCGATGACCTGCGCAGATTTGATGACCAGTTAAAGACTGAGAACAAAACTCTGGAGGAATATGCTCGCAAGACAAAAGAGGCCAGTCGCGCTCTGGAACTGCTGAATGCGCCCGACCAAAAGACCAGGAATGCTCTAAAGCTCCAGTTCCAGATTGAAGATCAAGGAGGCTCGGCGGCGAAGCTTGAAGAGCTGTTAAAGGCCAAGACTGCCGAATTGCAGAAGCTGCTGCACAAAATCACAACAGAAGGCGTGGGAGATGCGGCCACGGGAATGACGACAGAGATTGAGACACTTGTTTCCGAAACTCGTCAAGGTAAAGAAGATATCGAGCAGCTTTCCAGTGCAATTCGTCTGCTGGGTGCAAGACAAAGAGAGGCAGCCGCGGAAGAAGCCCTGACCAACAAGCAAAATAAGAATGATCTTGATAGAGAAGCGTCGCAACGGGCCGCGATCGCGTCGCAGCAGAAATCTCTCACCGCGCAACGATCGGCGCAGCGAGCAGCGGCTGCAGCCGAAGAGCAAAAGTTTTTCGAGGATGCACTCCATCGTCACAACAAGATCCTTACCGCAAAGCAATTGGAAGCGCAGGCCGCGAAAGAAGATGCGGTTGCCGCAGGAGCACTGGCCCGCTACAGCGAGCAACAAGTAAAAGCTGCGCAGCAGGAAGCTGCTCTTGCCGAAAAAGGAGCAGAGAACAACGCGAAAATTCAACAGCTCCAGCGCGATATTACGGACAGCCATGCTAAGAACAATGCCGCTCTTTCAGTTGCGCTCGGATACACAACTCAGGAAAAAGCCGATACCCAGGCGCTTGCGACACTGGAAAAGGACAAGTCCACAGCCATTGGTGACATCAATAGCCGCCTCAATGCCCAGATTGGAATCGTAAAGAACCTTGGTGCGGCCACCATGAACGGCATGCTTGGCTCGCCGGAGCAAAAAGCTGCTTTTCAAAAAGCCGTTCTCGATTATCAAAAGCTCAAGATTGAGGAACTAAATCTTGAGAAGAAGTATGACGATCAGATTGCCGCTTTACAGCTAAAGCTCACCAATACTTCCACTGCTCAGCTTAGAAAGCAGATGTTGCAGTGGCAGAATGTCCATCAGGAAATGGTGAATCAGTTCATGGCTTCTCTCAATAGCATGAACCAAAGTCTGGCCTCCTTTATTGTTACCGGGAAAAGCAACTGGAAACAGCTTGCGTCGAGCGCCATTGAAGCCATTCTCTCGATTGTCCTTCAGTATGAGGAATCCAAGCTGATCATGATGATCATGGACAAGCTTGGGGCAAAGACCAAACTGCAAATGGACGCGGAAACCGGCATGGCCGAAGTGGAAATCGCTTCCAACGTAGGGGCCGCTAACGCCTACGCTGCGTTTGCGGACATGCCTGCTATCGCAGCGGGGATGGCGGCGGCGGCCAAGGGCATAATTTCCGGCTTCTCGGCTCCCATTGCTGCGGTTGCGAAACTCGACATGGGAACCAACTACGTTCCCATGGACGGACTTGCCTATCTTCACAAAGGTGAAAAAGTGATTCCGGCGGGAACAACGGGGCCAGGCTACAGCGGTGGCATTGGCGGAATCACTGTGGTCGTGAACCACTCCGTCAGCGCTGTGGACGCTGCTTCATTCCAGGGACACATACGCCGGCACGGCAACATGATTGCCAATGAAGTAACGCGGGCGCTGAAGCGGAAAGGAGTCAGATGAGCAACCTTGTGTTTCCCAAAGTTCGGGGCCTGGGCTGGAGTATTACCAAGAATCCTACGTTCTCAACGGAAATCCAGTCCTCAATTGCCGGTCGCGAGGTGAGGGTGCAGAACTTCCAGAACCCGATCTGGGAGTTCACCCTGGCCTATGAGTATCTGTTGAACGATCCGCGATCGAGAGATGAAAACGAACAGACGCCGCTGGAAACGCTTGTCGGTTTCTTTCTGGCCCGCGGCGGACAATTTGATGACTTCCTGCTGAATGAAAGCGACCTGACGCAGCGGCTGGAAGACTCGGTATACAGCGGCCAGCCGATAGGCACGGGTGACGGATCAAGCAAGAATTTTCAGCTCGTGCGCAACTTCGGCGGATTTCTGGAAGCTTGCCAGAATCCGGCCAACCAGGTGGCGACTATCTACGTGAGCGGAGCAGTGCAGACCACAAGCGCTTACACCATCTCAAACGGCCTGGTGCAATTTACTAATGCTCCAGCGCTAAACGCGCCTATCACCGCAGACTTTACCTTTCTGCACCGCGTACGATTTGACGCCGGAACGTCGCGCGGCAGCTCTGCCAGCGGGGCGCGTGAAGGAATTGAGTTCAGCAACTTCTATTTCAATCTGTACGAGTGTAAGGAAGTGCAGTTGATTACGGTCAGAAAATAAAACAGGTTTTACCACAGAGGACACAGAGGACACAGAGGGGAGTTGGTTTTTATTTCCCATGTTTCTTTGTGTCCTTTGTGGTTAAAGGTTTGATATGAAAACACCCACAAATATCGGCGGCAACAATCTCGTGACGTGGCTCCAGAACGCAACAGAAATCCGCATGGCCGACCTTTACACCATCACGCTTAAGAACGGCGCTGCGTTGCGCTACACAACTTGGGACACAAACCTGCTAGTGCTGGGAAACACATTTGTGACTGGCCCGCCGAATATCGCGCGGTCGGCAATTGAAGAGAAGCTCGGCATGGACGTGGCGACGCTCGAGGTCACAATTGAAGCCAGCCTGACTGATGTGATCAATGGCGTCCCCATTCTGCAAGCGATCGGGCAGGGGCTGTTCGATGGTGCGGCGTTTCGCATCGACCGCTTGTTTATGGATTCCGCTTCGATCCAGATCGGCACTGTGGTGAGATTTTCCGGCTTCATCGGCGCGCTGGACGAACTTATGCGCTCTTCGGCGAAGCTCTCAGTAAACGCCGGCACCGCTTACCTGAGCATGCAGTTACCGGCCGTGATTCTTCAGCCGGGATGCACAAACACGCTCTTTGATGCGCGCTGCGGACTGGTTAAAGCCTCTTTCGCGGAAGTGAACACAGTACAGGCCGGGAGCACAGTCAATAAACTGCTTTCTCTTTCCGCCAACGGCGATCGCTATTACGAGAATGGGCAAATTTCCTTTACTACCGGAGCCAACGCGGGATTGGTCAAGGCGGTAAAGACTTATGCGGGACAGCAGTTTACTTTCAACTCTCCACTGCCGTTTGCGCCGAATGCGGGGGACCTATTTACTGCGTATCCGGGATGCGACAAAACGCAGCTCACATGCACCAATAAGTTTGCCAATCTGGTGAACTTTGAAGGCTTTCCTTACGTGCCGGCGCCGGAAACTGCAATCTAGGAGAAGCGAAATGCAGCGACTGACCACAGAGCAGCGGACCAATATTGTGCGCGCAGCCAAAGAGTGGCTGGGCACTCCGTATCACCACCACGCGCGGATAAAGCACGCCGGCGCGGATTGCGCGATGTTTCCCCTGGCTGTGTACCAGGAGTGCGGCGTGCTGCCGCTAGAGTATACGCCGCCGCATTATTCGGTGCAGTGGCATCTGCACCGATCGGAAGAACTCTACCTGAACGAAATTGAAAAGTTTGTGGTGGAAATAGATTCATCTCCGCAACCCGCCGATTTCGTTGTATTCAAATTTGGGCGAACGTACTCCCATGGCGCCATCGTGGTGGAATGGCCAATCGTGATTCACGCTTACATTCCCCACGGCGTTCTTCTAAGCGATGCGTTGCGCGATGGCGAACTGCTGGGAAGAGAACGCAAATGTTTTGAGCTACGGCCACTGGCAAGCATAGAAGCCGCGCGTCGGCTCAACGACGGTTCGCGGCTGACAATCAGCTTATAAACACCAGAAAACATGAGGGTCGACCTATGGCTTTGATGGGCGGCAAAGGCGGCGGCAAGAATGCGCTCGCGGCAAAACCGAATCTGCTCTCCGCGCTCAGGATTCAGACCAGCTCCTATGGGCAGGTGATCCCGATTGTCTACGGACAGAACCGCATTGCCGCACGGCTGATCTGGGCCGGTGATTTCGCAGCTATCCCGCACACCAGCACAACCAAAGTCGGAGGCAAGGGGCTGGGATCGGGCGGCGGCAATGCTATTTCTAACACCACATACACCTATCAAACTGCCGTAGCCATGGGATTATGCCAGGGGCCAATGCTGAACATTCACAATGTTTGGGACACAAAAGGAAAATTGACGCTAATCACCGCCACTGTGCCGTTCACGGTTCCGGGTGGCGGCGGCCCGGTAACGGTCACACCCCCAGGCACCGGAGTATTTCATTCGCACCGGGGCGTAGGACGCGCGGATGCTTTCAGCTTTTCGCAAACGGACTTCGGTTCCGATGGCTCCGTGCCTTTTTCAGGCACACAGCAGACGCCGATGATGCAAGTGGGCAGTTCACCGGGCGCGGGACAATTTACGCAATCGAGCGCGGTCTTTACTTTCTCAGCCGCCGATGCCGGCAAGCTGATGACGATCACCTATGTTTACTCGGTCCCGGATTCCAATTCAAACGGCCAGCCGCAACAGAAGTTGAGCCTTACTCTGTTTCTCGGCTCGCGTCCGCAGACGCCCTGGACTTATCTGACCTCAGCGCATCCGGGGCAGGACCTTGGCTATAACGGGATTGCTTACGTTGCCGCGTCCGCCATGGATCTGGGCGAATCCGGAACGCTGCCAAACCTGAGCTTTGAAGTGCTGAGCGCCATCACCTTTGGCGCGGGTATTGCCGATGCGGAACCTTCAGTGATCATCGCCGACCTTCTGGCCAATCAGTTTTATGGACTGGCCGGCGTTGTGCCGATCGGCGACTTCACGCAATACAAAAATTTCTGCACTACCAATGGCCTGTTCATCTCGCCGGTGCTGGACGCGCAAAAAGACGCCAGCGCCTGGATACAGGAGATTCTGGACATCACCAACGCCGCTGCTGTCTGGAGTGAAGGCGTTCTGAAGATCATTCCTTATGGCGATACGACGGCCGTCGGCAATGGGGCAACGTTCATTCCCAACACCGCGCCAATCTACGATTTGACTACTTCTGATCTTCTTACCGCAGTCACCATCAAACGGCCATCTGTGGCAGACGTGATGAATTCGGTTTCGATTGAATTTGCCAACCGCGCCAATGATTACAACCCAGATGTCGCGGAAGACAAAGACGATGCGATGATTGCGCTATACGGATTGCGCAAGGCTTCGCCGGTTCAGGCGCATTCCATCACTACCACTAACGTTGCCAAGTATGCGGCCAATCTGCTGCGCAAACGATCAGTGGAAATCCGCGCAACCTATACGTTCTCTCTGGGCTGGCAATTCAATTTGTTAGAGCCCATGGACCTAGTAACGCTCACGATTCCAGAGCTGGGCTACAACAAGAAGCCGGTTCGGATCACGGCCATGCGGGAAGACGATTCAGGCAAGCTGGAAGTGGACTGTGAAGACTTTCCTTGGGGAACGGCGACGCCAACGCTCTATCCGCATCAGGCAGGCTCAGGTTTTATCACGCAAGCCAATTCGGATCCCGGCGCGGTTTCAACGCCGATTATCTTTGAAGCTAATGACCGTCTGTCGCTTACCGGAAATTATGAAGTGTGGCTTGGCGTCTGCGGACCAAAGGTAGCAATCACGGCGGCTTCAAACCCGGCATCGCCTTTGCCGATTCAGATTACAGCCGCGAATCACGGCTACAAAACCGACCAGAAGACTACCATCTCCGGCGTTCTGGGAAATACGGCAGCCAACGGAACATGGACCGTCACGGTCATTGACTCAAACACTTTCACCTTGAATGGTTCCATCGGTAACGGGGCTTACACATCGGGCGGGGTAGCCGTGAACCTGGATTACGGCGGGTGCCACGTTTGGATTTCCCCGGACAATCAGAATTATGTTCAGGTGGGAAGCATGTATGGGCCGTCGCGCATGGGCGTCTTAACCGCGCAACTGGTTTCGTCTGCCGATCCTGATACCACGCACACATTAGCCGTGGATCTGACGCAATCCAGCGGAGTGCTGAACTCCGGCACGCAGGCCGACTGTGACAACTTCAGAACGCTTTGCTATGTCGATGGCGAGCTGATCAGCTTTGAAGACGCCACGCTTGCCGGATCGTTTAAGTATGACTTGGGCGCACACGGCGCGGCGCAAACCGTCACCGGCGCAACAAACGCCAGCCCGATTCAGATTACCGTAGCCAATCACGGCATCGGCACCGGTGAAACTGTGGGCATTGCCGGGGTTGGTGGAAACACGGCAGCCAATGGAACATGGGTGATCACCGTCACCGGGGCCAACACGTTTACCCTGAACGGCAGCACCGGCAACAGCGCTTACACATCCGGTGGGACAGCCGTAGTAGCAGCGCGGCTGCGGCGCGGCGTTTTCGGCTCGCCCATCGGAACGCACAACACAAATTCCGTCTTCCTTCGCCTGGATAACGGCGTATTCGTCTGGGAAGCCGATCCCACGCTGGTGGGCTTTCCCGTAGGCATTACCGGCGCAACCAACACCAGCCCCATTTCTGTCACGGCCAACAATCACGGATTTTTTACCGGACAGTCGGTATCAATCTCCGGCGTGCTGGGCAGCACGGCGGCCAACGGGCAATGGGTGATCACCGTCACGGGAACCAACACTTTTACCCTGAACGGCAGCGCTGGCAATGGAGCTTACACCTCCGGCGGCGTGGCTACTCCACTGATCTTTTTCAAGTTCACCAGCTTTAACCGCATGGGCTTGATGGAGCAGTCTTTGGCCAACGCTGCGCCGTACAGCTTCCTTTTCATGGGATTGTTCGGCAACCATGATGAGACGCCGGCGAACAATGCCACCGTCGATTCCACTTTCATCAGCGGAACAGCGGACAACATCAGGATTTACGGCCCAAGCGGCACAACTTCACCTTACACGGCATGGAAGATGAAGGACCAGGGCGCAACACGCACCATCCCGGCGCAAACCCTTACTTTGGTCGATGATCTGGGAACCGCGATCCAGATCAGCACGAACTATTGGATTTCTTACGACTTCAACGCCGCGACGCACCGAGTCTGGGCCAACTACAACAATTACGTGCAAGCGGTTTATCGCGGGCAGATGCGTCTGGGATCCATTCAGCCCACCTGCAACGCTGCCGGCACTGGCGGCGATACCGGCGGCCAGGGCTCAAGCGGCGCCGGCGGCGCAGGATCGGGAAGCCGCAAGCTTCCACAGATGTAAACATCTCGCCGCAGATTACGCAGATAAAACCTCATCTGAATTTGGTTCGGATTTGCGCTCATCAGCGCAAATCAGCGGCTATTCTCGACATCCGCTGCTCTGTCGCAAACACACGGATTTTAGCCGCGTATCAGCCAATTAATCCGAATTGGATTCGTGTTTATTCGCGAAATTCGCAGCTTGCTTTTGACTTTGGAGATTTCCATGAAAAAACTTTTGCTTTTCTCTGTGTTCCTCTGTGTCCTCTGTGGTGAAGGCTTTTGCCAGAATCTCACCACGGTCTCCGCTTCCAACATCACCGATATCAACGGTGCCAAGCTGGCGGCGGGACAGCTCTGCTTTCTGATTACAGACCAGCAGGACAACCCGATTTCGGTTTCCATCGGCGGCGGCGGACAGGCCTTGAAACGCGGATACTGCTCTGGTATCACCGCCGGAGTCGTTACATCGTTTACCGTGCCCAATCCTTCAGCCACATCGCCCACGGGCATTTACTACCGTGTAACGGTGAGAGACTCCAGCACCGGGCAGGAAGTTCTCAGATATCCGCTGGTAAGCTTTACCGGGGCAACCTTCAACTTTGATAACTATGCTCCCACAAATCTTTTTGCCGGAGCGCCGCTGAGCGGAACCCTAGTAAACGGAAACCTGAGCGGCAACGGCAATGCCACGTTTACCGGGACCGTGACAGGATCAAACATTCCGGGGAACATCCTGCAGCAGATATTCAGTTCAGGCGTAGGACAGACACAGCGCACGTCTTTCAATATGATGGCCGGGCTCGCTTGCTCTGACAATGCCGGAACGTCACGAACGGATTGCCGCCTGGGAACGCTTACCACGGTAGCATTCTCAGCCACACCCGCATTCGATGCATCCACTGCGGCCAGCTTCAAACTTACGCTTACCGGTAACGTCGCCAGCTCAACACTAAGCAATGCTGTAGCGGGTGAGCCAATCAGCTTTGAAATCTGCCAGGACGGAACTGGCGGTCGCATGTTTGTTCCGCCAGCCAATGTCTTGAATATGGGGACGATTGTGAGCACGGCAAGCGCTTGTAGTACGCAGGAATTCTGGTTTGATGGATCGAACGCGGTTTCGTCCGGGCCGATGCAGAGTAGTGGCGGATCGATCATTCCAGGCACTCTGTCCGTGGCAGGAACTTCAACGCTGGCCAATGTGAACCTGGGCGCGGCGAATACGCTGGGTGTGGCAACGATTAAACAAGTTTCCCCGACGACCGCATTTAACATTACAGACAACCTGGGCGTAAGCCATTTCTTTATTTCAAATTCCTCGCCTTATACGAACACGTTCGTGCAGGGCAATGGCACAGGCAGTGTATTTCTCGGCAGCACTGCCAAAGCATTTGTCTCCGATACTACCGGCGCCCTCACTACCGCTGGCGGCATCATCCTCCAGACCACGGCGCAAACGCTTCCGGCGAATATTACCAATGACACGGCAGGCGGAATCCTCTTCACGAACAATGCTGGCAGCTCAATGCAATTCGGCAATGTTGGCACACTCTTCTTGAATAGTCCTCAGGGCATCCGGTGGACGGGGGCGACATCGGGCAATACGTTCGTTCAGGCATCAGCAGTTGCAGGGACGGGCATCCTCACTTTACCTGCGACTGTAACCGATACTCTGGTGGCAAGAACCACGGTTGACACGCTGACGAACAAAACTTTGACCTCGCCCATTATTACCAGCCCGACCATCAATACCGGCGTAAGCTCGGGAAGCGGAGTCAAGCATCAGAGATTCGGTGCTTCATGCACCACTGGTGCGGGGATTGGCGCGGCCTGCAACAGCACCTATACCTGGACCACTCCCTTTGCGGATGCAAATTATTCTGTGGTCTGTACTGGGGACAGTCGTGCCGGAGGCGCTTTGGGTATACCTGTGGTCATCAACACCAATAGTATTGGTCCATCAACATTTTTCTTAAGCATCGCTGCATTCAGCGCTACTGCCGCACAGTTTCCAGCAGTCGATTGCATCGCGTTTCATGATTGAGAATAAGAATATTACCTTAAGCTAGAAACCGTTCGCAAGTACGGCGTGACAATCCAATGTCATTAAATCCTGCTCAGGCATTGCTCTGAATGGGGAGGACATTTTGTTTTGCGCTGTGGGTATAGATGGCCAACAATTACGGTGTCTGACGGACACCACGAAGTGTTGTTCGAGCAACGCTTGCATCTTTGCCCAGGGAATCCGGTTTGTATAAAAACCGGATTTAGCCATGAAGTCACTTTCCCATATTCGTTCCGAGAATCGAAGATTATTCAACGCATACTGAAGATGGTCTCGGAAATCGATTTGATGAGAGCCGATCCCGTGCGGTTTAAGAACGCGCTTCATCTCCATCACGAGGGGGAGAAATTCTTTCAACCGAATGTGCTCAAGCACCGCATTCGAAAAAAGAAAATCCACAGAAGCATCAGGAACTTCACGAAATGACTTAAGCCCTTCCGTCAGGTAAACGGTGTTAGGGAAGGGCTCAACGTCAGCAATGGGTTCTGAATCGATCAGCCATGTTTTCGTGGCGCGGAGTTCGTTAGCATACTTACCTGTCAACAGGCCATTGCCCGGACCAATTTCAAGGACCGTTTTGTTGCTGAGGTCAGAAAACCCAGTTGCACCAAAATGCTTATCAAAAACCGACCTAGCATACTGGTCGCTATCCATTCCACCGGCGCGGAACAAATGAAGCTTTTGCCAAGCCTTACCACCTACTGGCAGCCGGGATAGCACAAGCTTAGCGGGAATTTTTATATACCACGGAATCATATTTGTTGAGATCTCCCGAAGGATGGCGCCAACTCCTAAATCATGGGCGTGCGAAAAAATAGAACATTAAGCGTTGGGTTGATTGTGAAACTATTTTACACCGATCACGTGATTTGCTCGCCGATCTAGCTGCTCTTGAATCCGACAGCAACCCAATATGGTGTGCCGTCGCGGAAAGAGATGTTGAATAGTCCGGCACCTTTCATCATTGCTTCGATTTCGGGGCGGGCAAAGCGCTTTTCGAGTTTGGTGCCAAACCTGTCCAGAGCGTCATTTCGCAGAATGTAAAAGGACTTGTCGCGATAATAGCTGAGAGGCACAGCGGATACATTAATGCCAAGCTTCTCCAGCAGCCCGGCAAGCCTCGCCGCTGGCCAGTAAATCAGCGCGGCGATGATTTCACAGATAAAGGACTTCAGGCGAAACGGAAGGGCACTGATGAAGATGCGCGGAACATTGCTTAACCTCCAGATTAGACGGAACCACGCCGGTCGATTCTCCAGGCGGTAATAAAGATAGAGCAAGAATGGCGCGCCAACTTTGAGTTTGTGAACGATGTGGCGCAAGGATTGCGCTGTGTTGGTAACGTGATGGAGAACGCCAAGGCAATAACCAAAATCCAATGAAGCATCAGGGATTGAGATCGAGTCAGCAGGTTCCATCAGGAAAGAGCAGTTATGATATGCGGACAGTTTCTGTTCAGCCACTGCCAGCGCTTTCTCACTGGGGTCAATGCAGTAAAGATGTCCAACCCGGGGAGCGACAAAAAAAGCAAATCGGCCTGATCCGCAGCCCACGTCACAGCCAGTCGCATTCGGTGGAAGAGCTGACCAGGGAAAGATGGAGAAGTACTCGCTGAACATGAGTCGCTGATCGTCAGTGATCTCATTTTTGAACTTGTCCCATTCATTGCCGAAAGAGGAAACAACGCTATTTTGTAGACGATCTTCTTTCATTGACTCCGGCCGTAAAGGCGTACAGGATAGCGCAGGTTGCGAGAAAGTACCAACCCACTAGAAAAGCCGAATCGTATAACCCGCGAAGTAGCCGATGGCGGCTGTCTTCTGGCGCGTTACCACCGATTTTGTCATATAGGTATGCAATGACTTTCATGCTTTTATTCAGAGTACACATTCTACTTTAAGGGACGCTACAAATGGAAGATGCACGGGCGGGTAGTCCGCTCAAAAACATATTCATTCATCCGGATGATCCGGCCAAACGGATGCAGGGCTTTCAAGGCAAAGCCTCGTTTCTGATAGAAGCAAATAACGTCCGTGGGCTTGGCAAATTCAAAAGGATAGCCGCCGGCCCAATCCACGATGTCGTGCCAGGCCGACATGCCGCGTTTTACTTTCCAGTTCTTCCAATCCGAGATGACGCGATGCGGGGACAGTAATAATTTTGGGAGCCAAAGAGTTATTAATGACGCAAGCGTGACGGCGGGACGAGACCACGGGTGAGCGACATAAGATCGCTTCAGGAACTGCCAGAGCCGGCTGACAGCGCCCTGATCAGCATAGAGGCAGATTATAAGATGCTCTTTCGCTGGAATGGTGATGAGATCCAGGCTCTTCCACATTGCACCGGTATGGTGGAGCACGCCCCAGGAATAAACAACCTCAAACTGTCCGAGCGAGCGCAGATATTGCTCGTCCAGGGCTGATCCCGCTTCAATCTGCCAGTTGGACATTGGTGCAAAGCGCCGTTTCATCTCGGCGGTACAGGCCACGCTTTTCGGATCGTAATCAAAGGACACGACGCGGGCCGCGCCGAGGTGCACGGCGGCAAGGGAATGAATGCCGCTGCCGGACCCGGCATCAAGGAAAGATTTTCCGCTGATGTCACCCGCCATTTCAGCAAGACGGGCACTCGCCTGCGCTATACGGTCTTCATCGACCAGCGAAAGAAAATTGGTCCAGTTCTCGCCGAATTCAAAGCGGGCCGTTGCCTGTTGTTCGGGGCCGGTCATGCGAAACATCCTATCACCGCCCTTGTTTGCTAAAGGGTGACAGCTTTTACCTGCGTGCGTCATTTTTTTCAGGAGAGAAACCCGATGCAAATTCATTTTTCAGATTTTGTTACCGTAGCGAACCTGCTGGTGCTGCTGGGGATTTATCGCAAGATGTCGATCATCGTGTACCAGCACAAGCTGATGTGGACGGACTTTGCCGAGCGTAAGGGCATCAGCGCGAATGGAAAGCACGCAGCCAGTGTTTAGTCCGGCAGTCCGCCGACGATCAAAATCAATTTAGCCGCGAATCAATACGAAAATCCGCGAATGGAAATCCTTTTCAGATTCTGATTCGTGTTCATTCGGGCAATTCGCGGCCTTCAGGTGAATCCCAATGAAACTTACTCCAAGAGAAAGATTTTTGGCGAAGGTCTGTCCGGAGCCGGGCAGCGGTTGCTGGCTGTGGCGGGGAATGGTGGTTGCCAGCGGTTACGGAATGGTGCGCTTTGAGCGAAAGATGTATCCAGCGCATCGGCTGGCATGGAAGCTCTTTCGTGGCGAGATTGCGCCCGGGCTGGTTGTCTGCCACAAGTGCGACGTGCGGACCTGCGTGAATCCTGAACATCTATTCGTGGGAACGATGGCGGACAACATACGAGACATGAAAGAGAAGGGCAGGAGTCCGCACGGTGACCAACACAGCCGGTCAAAGCTGACAGCCAAGCAGGTAAGCAGGATCAAAGCGATGCTGGCGCAAGGGCACATGCGCGTGAGCGAGGTTGCACGCGCTTTGGCATGACACACGCAGCGATTGACTGCATCGCAAAAGGGAAGACGTGGCGGCATGTCGAGGCCGCGTTCCAACGAAAGCTTCGGCTTGCGAAAGCGATGCTGTCGATCAGCCAAAGCAGGAATCCCTTGGTCCTATAACAATCGCTGAAGACGAGCTTTGATCATCGTTCCTGATGAACCCAATTTCAATTCTGGAGATACATGCATGGCGGATTTCAAAACAGCATTTTTATTCACGCTGCAACATGAAGACTCAACCCGCTCCGGCAAGGTGACTGTGGATGCCGGCGGGCGCACGCGCTTTGGCATTGCGGAGAAGTTCCATCCTGATCTGCCCAAAGAGTTTTTTACCGGGCCGGTGGAAGGTGCGCTGGCCGAAGCAGAAAAGATCGAAGAGCGCGAATACTGGGACAGCATGAGCCTGGCTGAAGTAGAGAACCAGAACGTAGCCAACAAGCTTTTTGATATGGGCGTGAACATGGGAGTGCGGCAGGCAGCGGTCTATGCGCAACGAGCCGTAAACTCCCAGGGCCAGCAGCTCACAGAAGACGGCAAGATTGGGCCGAAGACCTTAGCGTCCGTCAACGCCATCGATCCGCAAGCTTTTTACGGGCTGCTCTGCCAATTCAGCGCATGGCACTACCGCCACATAGCCACCAACAATCCGGCCCAGGCCGTGAATTTGGCGGGATGGATGAAAAGGGCAAGTAACTAACCCAGAACTTTGAGCCCCCAGTTGCGATCAGCCGAAATGTTCTGCAATTGAACATAATCTGACCCGCTCTTCAATGATCTAAAATGGTAATATCCCTTGACACAAGTGCGTGCAACGTAAGGGCCAAAATTGCCTTATTAACGTCTAACTATGCAGGGTCACGACCCACCAGTGACTCTATCATCGGCAGATGGTGGAAGCCAAACAAATGAAAGAGAATAAACCCAAATGAAAAATTTTTCTAAGTGGCCGTTTACTCTTATGACTTTGGTTGTTGGCATTGTCATTGGGTTAATGCTCAGCCCTCGACTAGAGCACATTGTGTCTGCTCAAAAGCAGGCGCCTGTCCCAACCTGCACATCTACAACGGATGTAGAATGCGTGAGCCCGATTATGACTGTTGGATCAGCTGGTATAGGCACACTGCTAAGCAACCGGATTTCAACCGATCAGCTAACAGTTAACGGGTATGACATCCTCAAACTCCAAAATAATTTACTCAACACATTGCAACAAACACGCACGATTACGCCCGAACAGGCTCAGGCAATCGCGAATAATTCACATCCAGATAAGCAGCTTCGTTTTCAGCCGCCGTCTCCAACTCCACCTCAACCCACGTCCCCTGCGAAATAAGACATGAAATTACATCAAGTGGCAGTTTTTGTCGTACTCTGCGGCGCATTGCTCGCTCAAACGAAGCACGAGGTCTCGCCCACACCTGCGCGGAACGCGAGAGAAAAGACGGATCTGTTAACGCCAACGACTCCGGTGGTTCCTACGAATCTTCCTGATCGTTATAACGAAGGAATATTCACCACCAAGGAACAGATGCACGATGCTGAGATCGCCGATCTCAAAGGAAGAGTCTTGTTCCTTGAGGGGCGTTCCAATTTCGTTACTGGAGCAGTTTGGGCAATCGGAATTCTGTTTGCTGTCTCTCTCGCAGTCCTTAAACTTTTTTGGAGAGGAATTGTTCAAGTTCTTTTACTTGAGATTCAACCACGGTCACCCATTGCATCTGATGATCGAAGTAAATAGTTGATCGCTATTTCCGAGTGCTGCCGACAAATGTCGGGATGATAGATCCTGCAACAAATATTGCGATCACGTGGCGCTGAAGCAGTCCTTATGCCGACGCAAGAGCACGAAGTGCTGGACTTCTCTAAGATCGTTCCTGCCATCGCTCGCTCTTTTATCAAGTGAAGGGCCCCAAGCCGCTGGCTCTCCATGATCCGAACTAAAAACAATTTAATCGAGAAAAAGGACAACACCATGAATCTTGCAACCTGGTTCAAGGGGCTGGGCGTGTTTGCGCTGAGCTCAATGATTACCGCGCTGGCCACCATGCAACTGGATCCGGCAAGCTTTAACTTTTCCAAAGCCGGCCTGACGAAAATTGGCGCGGCGGCGCTGGTGATTGGCGTAAAGTCCGTGCTGCTGTATCTGAAGCAGTCGCCATTGCCGGGAAGCCAGCCGGCCCGGATCACTGACTGGACAAAGATTACCAGCGTGCTGATATTGTGCGTAACTATCCCGGCGTGCGCGCTACTGGCGGGGTGCGTTAGTACGTGGGACCAGACAACCTATGCGTCACTGGCCGCGAGCAAAGCGCTGATCGACTGCGCCGTGGCGGGCTACAACCACTTTGACGCCGACATTCGGCACGCCTGCGCCGCCGATTCACAGAATGCCGCGCAGGATGCGGCTTTTGATCCGAAAGCGTTTTACCTGCCGCAGACGCGCGAGGCGCAACAGGCCGTGGAGAAAGCGCGCCAGGTGCAGATTGCCGCGGTGGACGCCTTTGCCGCCTATGCCGTGGCCAAGGTGGCAAAAGATAAATCTGCAACGTTGCAGGAAAAACAAGCGGCAGTTGTGGGATTGCTGGAACAATTTCCGGCGCTGTTGAATGCGGTGCGCGGTTTGATGGGCAAGAAGCCGGCGGGAGCTGCGGGACGGCCCGATGTTCGGGATACTGTGGCGGCGATTGCGGCGCTGAAGCCGGTGCTGGCGTTAAAGTACTGAATGCAAATGTCATCAGCGGCTTAAAGCCCGAAACAAGAAAAGCTTTCGCGGCCATGAATGGCCGTTCTTCCACCAAATACCAATTACCAAATACTAAATACCGATTTTCCACGAGGTGCAATCTTGGCGACAAATCCAGTAACGAACATTTACACGTCAGACAGACTGCAACAAACATTGAAAACAGTCACCGACGCAGCGCTGTTCATTGAGCAGATCCTTGGTGCAGTCGCACCGGCCAGCGGCGTGAGCGAGTTGGATGCAGCAACGATGGAGCGAATGACAGCTGCATTCGGCAACCTGGCCGCGATCGCCATTCAAGCTGCGCACAATGTAGCAGGCAAAGAGGTGACGCCAGAAAGCGTGATGTCACTAATGCCGGTGAGTACGCCGTTGCAACCGGCCGTCGAGGGATAAAGCTGCGGAGGCACATAGCGTGGTCAGGCAAGGGATGGCGAGTCGAAATTAATTCCGTGATTTACCGGTCCGCCACTTGCACACTTAGATGTCCATTGCTTCCACCCGGCGTTTGACCAAAAGCTATATGTTGCGGCCAAGACTCACCAGCAGCGCTAGATTTTGTTGTAGCGAATAAAGCACGAATCACATAGAATGACATTGAACCCAAGTAAGCGGTCTCCCGACTACTTCCTACGGCTGGAGCGCCGCAAAGCAAGGCCGAACCTATGAGACTATTGACCCCATTACAGTTTCGTACACTTCCTTTTGAGGAAGCAGCCATGCACTGGCTGGAGATCAAGAAAATGCACAGCAAAAAGCTGCGGACGATGGAAATGTATGAATGGTATGTCCGAAATCTGAGCAAAATGTTTGCGGACTTGCTGCTGTCTCAAATTCATATCGGCCATTTTCTGGAATACCAGCGGCAACGGCGAATGGAAGCCGGAGCGTCCTGCGTGAATCATGAGTTGAATACGCTGGCGCAGATTTTGAAAACGGCAGACTTGTGGGACCTGATTGAGAAGCACTATAAGCCGCTGCCGCTGCCCAACTGGACACCACCGAAAGTCCTGACCGCGGAAGAAGAAGAAAGGTTTTTTCGCGTGGTGGCAGGGAACCCGGATTGGAGCGTGGCCTACTGGGCGGTGTCGGTAACGAATAATACGTCGGCCATGGGAATTGAGCTGAGACATCTGCAGATGAAACATGTTTTCCTGGAGCACGAGCCACCAACAATCCATATCCCCGATACTAAAGTGAAGAATGAATTTCGCGCGCGCGTAGTGCCGTTGAATGCAGTAGCGGCGAAACAGGTGCGCAGGATTGTGGAGCGGGCAAAACGTCTGGGAGCGTGGCGTCCCGACCATTACATTTTTCCGTATCGATTGAAGCGCGGGAGCTATGACGCAACCAAGCCAGCGTCGCCATACTTTATACGGTCGGCATTCAGGACTATGCGGAAGAAGACTGGCCTGGAATGGCTGCAGCCGCGAAACTTCCGCAATCAGATCATCACGAAACTTTTTGAATCGGGTGCGCCCGACGAAACAATTATGTCAATCGCGGGTCACCAGTCGATCAAAATGTCGCGCTATTATTCCAGAATCCGTATAACCGCCAAAGCGGAAGCGCTCAATGCCATCTGTCCGGGGAACGTGACTATAAGAACTATTGCAGAGAAATAG